TGTTTTATATACCTGTTGCAATGGTCAGGAAAATTGTTTTACTAAACGCTTGACATTGACACACCCCACCTGTACTCTGTGACGCAACAACTGTTACACAGAGAAGGGGGAGTCAAATGACTTTCAACCGTTACCGTATCCACAAAGAACCACACGGTTCACAAGCATGGCTAGACCAGCGTTACATGGATGAGCAAGGCAACCGCCGAATCTCAGCCAGTGCAGCAGCCGCTATCTATGGTTTGCATCCTTTCGTAAAGAAAGACCACTATGCAGCCGAACAACTATCAGGTGTGGCACCTACACCTATCACCCCTAATGCAGCGATGGAGACAGGCAACCGCCTTGAGGACACCATCATCTCATGGGCTGGCGACAGGCTCGGTGTCCAGTTTGAAACACCTAGGGAACTGTTCTGTTACGACACAGACAAGGGCTGTCATCTCATCTCTACCCTTGACGGGTGGAACGAAGAGACACGCCACATCCTTGAGGTCAAGACCACCAGCCGTGAATACTCAGGTACCTTGCCTGACTATTGGCGTATCCAAGGCATCACGCAATACATCTGTTCTGATGCGAAGCGTGTCACTTGGGCAATCTTTGATAACACCCTGCGTCTTACCTTGGTTGAGCAGGTCATCACCGAGGAAGAAGTTGCTGAACATATTGAAGCAGTGACCGAGTGGCTTAACAGTATTGAGTTAGGCATGACACCATCAGGTGTTAAGTGGTCTTACGAAACCATGCAGACTAGGTACCAGCGTCCCGTGTCACGCACGGTTACATTGCCTAGTGAAACTGCTGACTTAATACAGAGGTTGCGTCATGTACGCAATGAACTTGCATCGTACAAGCAGTTAGAAGATGAATTAAAAGCAGAGGTGTGTGAGTTGTTAGGTGATGCAGACACCGCTATATTGAATGGTGTCACGGTTGCGACATGGAAGGGACAGAAGCGGGAATCATTTGACTCCAAAGCACTACGCCTTGCACATCCTGACCTTGCCAAACAATTCGTTAAAGAAGTACAAACCCGTACCTTCCTTTTGAAAGGGGAAAAATAATGGAAACCAATAACACTAAAGAACTACTAGAGGTACTGAATAAGTATGCAGTACCAGACCCGAAGATTGTAGGCAAACTACCCAAAGGTGGAGTGCAACTTGATTTCGTAGGTCACGCAGACATCACTCGTATCTTGATTGAGATTGACCCACACTGGCGTTTGGTTCCTATCGCATGGGACAACGGACGACCAGCCGTGAACATCGTCAATGACATGGCAACCATGTGGTTTGAACTGACACTGCTCGGCACCTCCCGTCTTGCTATCGGTACCGCAAAGGCAAACGCTTTTGACCTTGACAAGCAACTCTATGGAGATGCGTTACGCAACGGAGCCATGCGTTTCGGTATCAGCCTCAACCTGTGGACAAAGAACGAATGGGAAGACCTAGACCACAACCCATCACCAGCACCCAAGTCACGCCCGTCAGCCCCCGTCAGTGCCCCTGAGCAGGCTCCTAAGCAGTCCAAACCCAAGACCCTAACCCCACTGTCACAGGCACAGATTGACCAGTTCAACACCGCCTGTGAAGCCAAAGGCATAACCCCCTCGGCTGTCGCTGCCAACGCAGGCATCCCCGAAGGTACCCCTTGGATGGAGTCACACCTCCCAGCCCTACGGTCAGCGTTCAAAGAACTCGCATCATTCAAGGACGGCGAGTAATGGCTAACAAAAGAACAGTAGACCCAACCGCTAGTGAAGCATCAGCCCACATCATCGGCTTGCGGGTAACACCATCACAGTTAGAACAGATTGCTTTCTTATGTAAGCAACGCAACACAAAGCGTTCACAATTATTCCGTGACTTAATCCGTCAGGAACTAGAAACAGAACTCGCTAAGTAATGTCCAGTTACGAGGAACTTCTTGACAACATGGAAGAACGAAACAAACTGTTGAGCGTCCAACTAAAGCAGGCGAAGGCGGAGATACAAGAGTGGAGGCGCATAGCCAATGCGTTAGCCCACTCCTCTGCCCTCTCAACAGACAAGCACACACCACTGGTAGCGCATGAGCATTACCGCAAGTGGGAACACAAGAACAGGGCGTGGTGGGGTGTCTGATGAACGCATACATGGTCGCTCTACATACCTGAAATACAAATGCCGATGCACTGTATGTGTCCATGACGCAAGAGAGTACCGTGTCAATAGAAAGAAGCCTGTCTTAATGCTTGACGGTGAACCGCTTATTGACAGGCTCAACCGTGACGGGCGCATTTTATCTGTCAATACCAGCACCACCCACAAGTGGAGAACTAGAGGGTTGAGTGTTTACTTAGCCGACAGGTGGGCAGTTAAACTTGGCTACCACCCTATTGAAATATGGGGCAACGATTTTTACAGAGGATGTAATGAGTAAAGCAAAACAAAAAGGAACTAAAGCCGAGACTGATGTAGTCCTATGGCTTAAGGCAGAAGGTTGGGTACACGCAGAGCGTCGTGCTTTGTCAGGCAATCTTGACAAGGGCGACATCAACATGGGTGCGCCAGTAGTAATAGAAGTTAAAGACCATAAGACAATTACCTTGTCTGAATGGATGAAAGAATTGAAGGTTGAGATGGCTAACGCCAATGTAACTATGGGTGCGGTCATCGCAAAAAAAAGAGGAACGATGCAGGTCGGGGACTGGTACGCAGTGATGCCTGCCTTTGTGTTCGCTGACTTACTTAAGGAAGCAGGATACTAATGAGCGACTACACCCACAAGGAACAAACATTTACTGACCTCAGGGGTCGTTTGATTCGCATATTAGATGAAGAATTCAACATTAAAGAAGAAGACATAATGAAGTGGGATGCGTTGGTAAAAACTAATCCCTTGCCACCAGTGAACAAGGCTTACATTTCGTTTATACACCCAGAAGCAGGCAAAAATGAGTGAGTTTTACTTGAAAACAGAAGTCCCGCATGACTACCCTGATGATTTGAGGCAGTTATTGATTGAGGAAATGAAGGCGACCCTCCCGTACAATTCACATTTCAAGGGGTCAATTGGACTAGGAATGTTTGGTGGCACAACTGTCGCAATTATTTACACGATGGAATCAGACGATGAGTAACGAGTACATACACCAAGACGATGCCTACACATGGCTCCGAGACAAAGAAATTCAGTTCGCAGAACAAGACTTTGCCAAGGTACAAGCCGAGCGTGACGAATGGCGCAAGGTTGCTAAAGACCTATATCACCACCTAAGACAATTGTGGGTTGAGAATTACGACCACCGTTACGAACCCAAAATGCCTTGCCCTGGTTGTTGTGATGCTCTTGGCGCATATGAAAAGGCACAATCAAAAGAAAAAGTGAGACAAGATGACTGATTTTTTTATGATGGTAATTATGGTCACAAGTATTTTTCTTTGTGGTGTATTACTTGGGGACAAGTACGGTGGCTGGTAACAGTAGGGCTGACGGGTCACGCTGGTCATATCAACTGACCGTTGCCGAAGAAGCCATCTGTGCCAGAGTCGGGTGGCTACGCCAAGAACCCATGCTTGGACAACCACAACGCAACATGAACTACTCCGAAGGAGATGTTTGGGAGTCTTTACAACACATGATTTGTGCTGGAAGTGAACTTGCTTTTGCTCGGATGATGGGCATGAACGAGTTTGAGCCTCATGTCAATAAGTTTAAGAGCGCACTAGACATCCCTGGCTATGGTGAAGTTCGCTATGCGTTCCCTCGTGGTTTCCCTACAAGTTCTGGTCAAGTCAATGGTCTACGCATGACCATCCATGATGATGAGACACTTAAGTACGCACTGGTAGTTGGTGGTCTAGCGAAACGCACCCGACGGGTGGCACCTGACTGGCTAGGTGAACCTTATGTTGCTGTTGGTTGGATGTATGGGCATGAAGCGAAGCGTGACGAATGGAAGTTCAATGACAAAACTTGGTATGCCCCTGTCAATGCGTTGAGACTTTTGCAGTAAGACTGATAAACTATTCTAATCCGTTTAACACTTAAGACAGGAGACCTATGAACCCTAACTGACACATCACTTTACGAAAGGACAACCATGCGCAAACGCATCCTCACCACTATCATCGCCCTATCCCTACTATCAGCGTCACCAGTCCACGCATCCACAACGGACAAACATTCTCACCGTAAATATCACGGTCTTATGTCAGATTATTTCTACGACAGGCTCGCATCCTGCGAGACAGGCGGGAACTGGCAACACTCCACACGCTCCTACACAGGAGGACTTGGCATAGCACGGGGCACATGGCAACGCTGGTCAAACAGCAGTAGTGCCAAAGGCAAAACACCCCGCTACCAAGTACAAGTAGCCGACAACATCGCTTTTCTAGGACACACCAAAGATGGTGTATACAAATACCCAGTAGGCGTGTTTGGTTGGGGCTGTGTAAAGAACACACCCGAACTACAAGCACTCATCTGCAAGTCAAAGAACCCAAAAGTATACCGCAAAAGGAGAAACTGCTAAGGTAAAAGTGACACGCATAGGGGTGAACCTGTGGACACAGCAACATACAAAGACAGCCAACGCTTCTGGCGCAAAGTAACCATTGGCACACCCGACGAATGTTGGGAATGGCAAGGGTCACGCCGAGGTGACAACTACGGACAGTTGTATGTAGCCCGCAAACACAGAGCAGCCCACCGCTTCTCATTCTTTCTAGCCCACTACTACTACCCACCTGTCGTAAGACACAAGTGCGACAACAGAGTGTGCGTCAATCCCCACCACCTAGAAGGCGGGACACAGACAGACAACATGAGAGATGTAGTGGAAAGAGGCAGACACTTCTATGCAAACAAAACCCATTGCCCACGAGGACATGAATACGATAAAGAAAACACCTACATCCGACCAACGGGAAGCCGAGAATGTCGGGCGTGTAGGAAAGAAAGAAAGAACACGATGGTCTTGCAGTAGTTGTAAGACCTCGGTAACATTGTTTGTCGCAGTTAAGTATGCGCCAACACATTCCTGCCTTAAGAAAGCAGGGAGAATAACACCATTAAAGAAAGAAGAAGTGGAAACAAATGAGTAATCACATCACAATCATAGGCAATGTCCAAGGTTCAGAACCTGAACTTAAGTACACAAGCGGAGGCATGGCTATCCTTACCTTCTCTGTCGTGGACAATCACGGCAAAGATGAGAAGAAGAAAACCATGTGGCACAATGTCACCGTGTTCTCCAAACTCGCAGAGAATGTAGCCAACACAGTAAGCAAAGGTTCAACCGTCATCATCTCAGGACGCTACGAGCAGGACGAGTTCACCAAGAAGGACGGCACCAAAGGTAAGTCAATTAAACTTATCGCTGATGAAGTCGGTGTCTCGTGTCGCTGGAACAGTTGGGTCGCTGACCAAACAGAAGCAACGATGAAACAAATCGGACAGATATTCCCTACCGCCTCACAGGTATCAGAAGACGAGTTCTTCTAATGAGTGACCCACTGTCAATGTCGTTTGATATGTGGATGGAAGTTGGCTTAAGACAGGGGTGGGTAACACCACCTCTGTGCCACACCCATGATGGGCTACCCACCACACCTGATGAAGACGAAGCCTTTGAGGACGGCGATGATGTTTGTATCCACATCTTGCGTCTCTATGCAAACCCACAAGAGAAAGCAGACTGTGAAGAGAACCACTCGCCAACGGTATGGCGCAATCCATTCCCCGAACTTAGACCCTTACCCTGACCAGAAATCCTGTGACCATTGCGGGACAGTAGCCCGTGCCCTTGTGGTGTGGACGCATGAACAGATAGCCGACTGCGGTTGCGCTTGCCATTGGGCAAGACGACATGACTCAACGAAGAAGAAGAACAAGTGAAACACTGGCAAGACGAGGCGCAATGCAAAGGGCTAGACCCCACCATATTTTTCCCTGAGGTGTTTGGTGACCAGCAGAACGGCATGATATGGGAGCAGGCTAAACGAATCTGTCGTGCCTGCCCTGTCACCGATGAATGTCTTAAGTCAGAACTTGCCTTTGAGCAGGTGAGTGGACGGCGTAACGGTATGTGGGGTGGGCTTACACCCAAGGAACGGGAGCAGTATGCCCGTAACCCCATGAACATACGCATGAAGAAGCCCTAGCCATCAGGAAGGGGGACTGATGACTAGGGCAAACTGAGTGTATCAGATTGGGCTATCTGAGTTGCATTATTCTGTATGAAGACTTGTAATAAACCGAGCACATCGTCGCTGAATACTCTGCTGTCTTACGACTCGTAAAGATTTCAGCCCTCGCCTTGGTAGGTGTCCACTTCCACACCTCATACGGGCAGTACCTAAAGTATTTGTATGGTGTCCCGCTATCACAAGTAGCCAACGCTATGACCCAGCGTTCCCTTGTCTCCTGTGGTTTGGCTTCGTGTCGTGGATAGAACAGTCTTGATAGTTTTCCCCACATTAGAACGGCTCGTGGTGCCAGTAGTTGAGGTCACGCCCCGTACACACAGGGCACAGGTCGTACTCCTCGCCCTCGCTCATGTCGTAGAACCAGCCGTACTTAAACTCTGACACTCGTGCGTCTGTCGGTGTGCCGTAGTGGGAGAGAGGTGACTCGCCCTCGCATTTGTCGCACTTAAGTCTTGTGATTGTGCTCATCGGTTGTACTCGTTTACTGAACTAATCCAGCACCAGCCAGCCACACCCATGAGGATAAGACTGACAAGGTACGAGGACTCCATCGTGAACAACGAACCGAGACAGAAGATGAAGCCAGAGATTGTCCGTGCCTTGTAGTTCATCTGGCGTGGTGCCTGTCCGAGCCTGTCTCGTACCGCTTGGGTACGGACACGGACATCGGCTGACATTACGGCGGGGTGGTTAGGTGAATAGCGTTTCATGACTTAAGACCTGTACCTGTGTGTGTCGTAGCAATCCTCACAACGAGGCTCGCTGAACTCACGGTTACCGCACACCTCATCGGGGTCTACCTCTGTCTCGCAATCCACACAGATGTGGTTGCCTTCCCCATTGGTATCCCAAACATCTACGATGGGTTCTACCGAGCAGGAGAAGTCATCGTTGGTCATCGGGTTTGCTTCACCCAGTAGCAACCACGCCATGTCCTCTGCTGTATCTTCATCTTCCGCTTCTACTCGTACTGAGTAGTGAAAAACTACGCTGTATTCTTTCTTCATTTTGTTTGCCCCCTTCAGGACTTGTTGTTGTTAGTTATATTTAATCAAACCGTTTGACATTTGTCAAGGGTATTCTTCGTGACTCTTGTCACACCATCAGACTTAAGTCAGGACGAGCAACCCGTTCCAACCTGACATCTTCATAGCCGTCCGATATGAACTCGCCTGCTATCGTGACCGCCTCTGACCATGAGAGGTAGAAGTCATTGACCTCTACACCCCCAACCCAGACCGTGTACTTCTGTACTCCACCCATCAGCCGTACACAACCTCTCCGAGAAGAAGATACTGCACCACGCTGTCGGCGTTGATACAGTCCCAGTCGTCAAAGGCATCGTCTAGCCCGTGATACATAGAGAAGAGAGCCTTGATAGTGGTGTTGTTTAACTGACCGTGCTCGGGTGTCTGACTTAAGTCAAGTTCTCCTTTGCCTACCTTCGTGATGAAGTCGGCAATCATTTCGCTGTCAATGTAGAGAGGCTTTCCGAACTTAAGCCAGCCGTCCCAACCATCAAAGCCTTTGCTGTCCATGCCGTACTCGGGGTCGTCCTCTTCTACTTCCTCGCACGCTTCCACATCGTAGAGTGTGACGCTCGCATGAGTACCCATCTTGCCTAGTTCGTAGTCCTTGCCATCGTTTGCCCACTTGTAGGTGCCGTTGGCTACCGCCCATGATGCGATACCGCATGACCCCCCTTCGTATGCGTCAATGAGAATAGAGCAAGCGTTGTCTATGAGTTGTTCCCGTGTTGCTAACATCTCACACCCCCACCATCTGTGTTATTGCTGACTTAAGTACCGAGATGAGGCGTTCCATCTGTGCTTGGTTGAAGTCAAGATGAATGTCACGGTGTCGCCATTGGTCGGTCAGTTTTTCCGTTTTGTCAATCAAGTCAAGATTGAACAATAGGTTCGCTAACTCAGCACGGGCGGCTACGAACTGTTCGTGCTCTTCGTTCTGTCTGTCTACCTCACGCTGGTTCCGTTCTTGTGTCTCAATAAAATCGGCAAGCATACTTGCCTCTGTTTTCTCTGACTTAAGTACGAGACGGGTAGGCATTGACTCAACACTCCCGTAAGTAACGAAGCATCGCTCTGCTATCGGGCGGGTATCGTAAATCCACTCGCCTTGCTCATCTTCAAGGTACTTGCTACCATCTTCTGTCTTAAGGTGGTTTTCTCGGTTGAAGTACACGCCTTTAACTCTGACATAAGACTTGTCATGAGCCATGCCTATTACTTGGTACCATCTCGGGTACTCGCTGTATTTTCCCGCAACCATGTTGCCGTTGGTGAATATCGCTTGCGGATTGCTCACGATAATCTCTAGTATGTCTTGTCTTTTCATTTTGGTTTGCCCCCTTCAGGACTTGTTTGTTTTGTTAGGTGTCACCCTACTGTACTGTTGAACAGTTGTCAAGGGTATTTTACTGTGACTTTCGTCACAAGAAATTGGATATCGTCATGACGGTATTTCAGGTGGTGACCCTACCTTGGGCGGGGTTACTCACGGGTAGAGTACCGTGTAACACTTCTGAGAGGGTGCACTTCGGGTTGAAATCCACCGCCCACGCTGGTAGTGCTGACTTAAGTGCTGACAATTCTTCCCCCGTGTAGAGAATCAGACTCCGTAAGTCTGTCGCTAGTCGGGTACGGCTACCATGTAGGTCTACCTCTACTTCTAAGTCTGCCTCTAACATTCTTAGGTAGGCTTCTAGTTCCTTTATCATGACTGCGTACCCCCGCAATGAGCGCACAAGTACAGCCCTTCTTGCTTCGGGTGGTCATACCAATCGTGAGTGCAATCTACTGACTTAAGTCCTGACTTGTCCCACTCAACCCACTCGCCCTCTATCGGCAAGTTCACCCTGTCGGCATACTCACGAGTGAAGGCAGTAGCAGTACGCAAACTTCCCCACCCGTCAGCGTTGCTCCAGTACAGCAAGCGGTCAGTTTCATTACGGATTAAATACATCATGACTTAAGACCTACCGAGTCACCCGATACCCAACGACTACCCGAGCCTGCGACAGGGGCGATGAGATAATCAACCGCACCCCAACGCAATCGGCTATCGGTAATCTTGACCTCGTACTTAAGTCCCGACCCGTCACCCCACTCGGCTATCTTGCCGATGTTCTGCATTAGTTCTAATGTTGTCATGACTTAAGTCCCGCTTTCTTGAGGCTTGCGTTAATGTCTATGAGGTCAATACCCCACGCCTTGAGATAGGTAACTACGCACTCGTCTACCCATTGCATACGCTCGGTCTCTGTCTCCATCTCCTGCAATGCGAGTCGGTCATCTGTCTTAAGTCTGCGGGTACTGATTACCCACCCGTTAGTCGTTGTGTATTTCATGACTTAAGTCCCTCTCTGATTGTGTCCATGATTTCCTCGGCGTGTTCCCGTCGCCATTCCCACTCGGCACCCGCCTCGTCTGCGATAATCCCGCACACCTTAAGCCTGATAGCACCGCACACCGCCTTCGCTAGTGAGGTCTCCCAAGTAGGAGCCTCGCAAGACTGGTACTCATAGCACCTCACCGCCTGCAACACTTGACCCCACGAGATGACAGGACTACCGAGATAGGGAGCAATGTCGTTGCCGTTGTAGCGATACGCTTCGCAAGGTGTCGTTTCTTTGTAGCGGTAGTTCACACTCTCGTAGTTTGCTGTCTTAAGTACGGAACCAAGAAAGTCTGTGTCCTCGTGCTTACTGAAGTAGACCATAGCCCCCGCATGGAATATGCCGAGCCGAGCGTCAAGCCCGACCCCCCGCACCGCCGCCGTTACTAGTAGGTCAATGGTGTCGTCTCCGAGAATGAATGCACTCATGACTTAAGTCCTAACACCTGACGCATACCGTCTTGGTATGTTGTCTCGGTTACTTCTGCACCATCAAGCCAGTACGCAACGGACACCCGTTGCCACCCTGTCTCGGTGTCGGTCATCTTCAGGGTTGTTACCTCGTAGCCGTAGAACTCTCCACACTCGGCGGTGTCATCTGCTACCCACTCGGCGCACTCTGTCGGGGTGTCTCTCCATGTCGTATGCCATGCACCCCACACCTTGCGGTGTCTTGCTGTTACTTCGTATTTTGTTTTCATGACTTAAGTCCTGACTGACGGTCTATTTCTTTGCTGATTGTGTTGGCGATGTTGCGCACCATCTCGGCTAGAGCGTCATCTCCTGCGGAGATTAGTTCATTCGCTGAGTCTTTCATTGCCATGACGACTAGCATTGCTGAGTCCTCGCCTAGTGTGATTGTGATGTTCATATTTCCCCCTCGGGATTTACTTGGAACCTTGTGGCTCCCTCGGACGCACCACCTAAGCGATGCACCCGAGGCAACCCCCCGCCCGTAGGCGGGGAGTCTCCTGTCTTAAGTCCCTACCCCTCTTCGCCTTCGTTGTCTTGTGCTACGAACAACTCTTCACACTCTTCGCATCTGATGCCCTTGGCGAGACGCTTAGCACTTGCTCGGGTCTTGTTGTCGTCCTCGCAAGAGCACACCCCGACTAGTAGGTTCTTATTCCTTTTCTTTTCCTTGTCTCCTGTCTTAAGTACGCAAGACACTAGCGAGATAGCACGGTCAAGGCGGTCAATCATGTCGCCCCAAGTCTCCGCACATTCGTTAGAGACTTCTGTGTGTGACCACCCGATAGAGCGTGCCTCGGTGATGGTGAGACCGAACACGCCTTCGGCGGTGTTCTTGAAGTTCTTGTTGTGTCGTCCGTTGCTATCGCAATCTTTGACACCCTTGGCGATGTTCACGGCGTGCGCCATCTCATGAAGGAGAGTACCCGCCGTTTCCCGTCCACCTCGGCGCAAGCCTTCGCCCGTTAGGACTATCTCGTGGAATCCTTCGCCCGCCTCGGTAGCCCAAGCGGGAGCGGTTGTGATATGTCCATACTTGACTGACCCCGCCTTACTTGTCGTGTCTCGGTCAATAACGATAATGACATTCGGGAGCGTGACCCCTGTCTTAAGTCTCACAATCTCGGCGGTCTCATAATAGAGAGCCGTCACTTCGTCAATAAGCGGGGCAAGCGTGAGACGCTCTAGTGTCTCGCCCACCTCGGTTGGTGTTGTGACCTTCTTGGTCTTGGTTGTTGTTGCCATGTTTCCCCCTCGGGATTGTTGCGGGGCGGTATTGCCCTACCCCTCTATTTTAGGCACATCTGTTCTACGGTTGTCAAGTCAGGCGGGGGGGTATTTGTTGAATATGGGTGTGACATTTGTCACATCTAGATAATACTGTCATGACGATATTTTAGGTACCTACCATAGCCAGATGGGGGTTACTCACGGGTAAGGTACCGTACAACGCTTGTGATGGGATTCCCACATAATGAGATGATGCCAAGGTCTTACGACTTGTAAGGTCAGCCTAACTATAAATGATAGGTAGCACCAACAGTCAAAGACTCCCCATAAACACACACCGACTATTCCCAACAGACCACGACTCTTAACAACC